AGCTCCTTGATGTTGCCGAGAACTTTCGTTTTTGCAGCAACATTGCCCAGAGTTGTAACATCGATAACTTCTTTCGACCAGCCGCCGCCGCCTGAAATCTGTTCGACGTTGAACGATACCCCGGTTGAACCGAAAGTAACTGTAGACCCTACACCTTCATAGACTTCCGACATTTTAAATGCCTCCTATATTGTTGTTTCGTAACTTCTTTTTATCTTGAAATCCTGCTGGATTCTGTGATACATATCCTCCGAGCCGTCAGCCGCTGGCTCGGACAAATCATTGTCGCCATCGAAGCGCGACAGGTAAATTTTATAGCCGCTCCAAGTCTCGTTATGCTTCATGTGGAGAGCGTCGAATATCGCCTTTTTAAGTGCGTGGACTCCGGTAACAGATGCGGCGTAAGCATCTATCTGCCAACGCTCTGTAACTACACCTTCAAAGCCGCCCAGAGTGTCGATAGTCTCCTGGCTGATGTACTGCAATGTTGCGTATGGCAGAGCCGCACTCTGCGGCACTGGAACGCTGTAAATTTTAGTTCCGACAATCGCCGCAACTGCTGAGTCGGCAAGCAGATTCAATCTCAAAGCGCCCTGAAAATTAGTTACTGCCATTATACAGTTTCTCCTATGTTGACGGCCTTTCCTTTCGACCTCAATTTGTCAACGACCTTCGGAAGGAGTTCACGGGCTTTATTTTCAACGAGCTTCATAGCCTCGCCCTTTTTCTGGTCGAGAGCTGAGCGCATAAAAGGGTGTGCGGCTGCTGGCATTTTTCCGCCGTGTCCAAACTCGACAAGATGAGCAATATTTCCGGGAACATGCTTTTTGCCGTCAACAACGCCCTCTATTTTCCGGGTAACGAAAACCCTGCCGACAACATTATCTTTTTTAGATTTTGCGGTCATGAAAATAGCCTTGCGCAACAGCCCCGATGCTTCAGGACTCAGCGCAGCGCCGGGAGCAGCGTTCTGACGCGCGGCTTCCCGTATCGGCCTCAATCCAACGCCAACCGCAGGGCGCATGACCTGGCGTGCGGCGGCATCCGTCAGTTTCAGCAGCGTCTTTTGAAGCTCTTTATCGCCTACAAGCGCGATTGTTGAACCGATCTTAGCCATTGTCCCTGACCTCCTTGCAGTAAATCCACATTTCGCGGGCGTGTTTGCGGTCTTCGGAGACATACTCGATATTAAGTATGCGTGTTCCCCACTCGATACGCATTTCGGGGATTACGCCATCTATCCAACGTATTTTCACAACGTGCGAAACCTGAGCGTTCAGCTTGTCGTGTCCGAAAAATTCCCGTCCGGTCGGAGTCTGTATTTCTGCACGGACGGAAGACTTAAAAGTGCTCCATGTAACGACCTGTTCTCCGGCTTCCGATACGACCGTATTTTTCTGCTGAATTGTGATTGTTTCCCGGAGCCGTCCGCTTTGCATCATGCCACCCCCGGAATTGTGTAACCGGCAAGCAGAAAATCGAGCGAACGATTTTTCGAAAGCGCAACTTCAACATTCGCTTCGCGGTGCTCGTAAACATCTGCCGCAAGCATCTTTATGGCGATTTTCAAAGGTTCCGGAACGCTTGCCGCAGCATCTCCATATCCGGCTTTGAATTCGATGCAGACCGCATTATCCTGCGCACGTGTAACAGGCCAGCTTTCGCCGTATGCCGGGGATACTCTACCATAGAGAGATGACACATCTGCGGTATACAAAGAACTTGAAAGCGTTTGAGTTACGCCATCTTCGTCAACGTATGTGATAGAGGAAACGGACTGGACTGGTGGACGCGCCAGCTTGACGGATGAAAGGAAGAAGCCGTCATAATACAACTGGTACGTAGTCGTAATGAAGGTGCGTCCTGTCATTTTCTCAAGAGCCGCCCGTGCCGCCGTTATTAATCCCGTCAATAGAGTATCGTCTTCTGTACCACCCAATGAGAGGTACTCGCGCATTTCCTGCACGGTAACGGGTTCGACAGCCGGAGCGGTCTTGATTTTGATTCCAGTCCAGTCCATTATAATTCCTTAGCTCACATAGTCGGCGGTGAGTCCGTCATACGCGAAGCGCGGTCCGCCCTGAACGTAGGTCACGACACCTTCGTCAGTGTTTGTGGCAAATGAGATATAGGCCGAAACGTATCTCAGCGCATATCCGGAAGTTGCCGCGACCTGTGCGATCTGTTCGGCTAGACATTCGAGAAAGACATAATCCCCGACAGCGTTCGGCTGGGCGGATATTGTTTTCGTTACGATTGTCTGAGCGTTTGCCCCGGCCGCGCTTGTCGCCGCCTTGATGAGCAGAGTTATATTCGAGGTTCCTACGGTACGGAAGAAGCCGACTAGAAACTTGGAAAAGTCTCTCATGTCAACCCATCCTACGGCGGTAGATTCGGTCGAGTCGGGATCGAAATCATACTGAGTGATTTTGATCTCGCTCTGAAGTTTATTTGCGGTCAATCCTGAAGCCATTTTATTACTCCTGTTTTTGAATTTTAAGGGGAGTTTTCAGGCTCCCCGTTTTGCTGGTTATCTTGCGGCCAGAGTCACGAACGGCGAAAGAGTCGTTGCCGACTTTTTCGGGGTAAGCGGAGACCTCCACCACGGCTGACCATCGTTATAGACGGTGAAGCGGAAAGCGCGTTCGTTATAGATGAAGCGCACATGTATTGATTCCTGGAAGGAAACGCCGCCGAGTGTTCCTTCGAGATACTCGTTCCAGTTGACGAGCATAATGTCGCCAAGGTCGCCGAGCGTCGCCATATTTTCGTCAAATATGACAGGCCGTCCGAGAATCGTGTCGGGCTTGTCCGTGCCATTGCCGGGAGCGAAAAGGAACACGTCCCCATTTGTTCCGGCGATATGAGCGCCGCAAAGAGCCTGCAAGCAGTCCTGGTTACATATCCACACGGCATTATTGTAACCGTAAATGCGGGCGCGCATCTTTATGAGATTGAGGCCGTTTATCGTATCCGCTGTCTGCGCGGATTCTTTTGCCACGGTAATAAGCGCCGGTGAGTTCTGGACTCCGAGAAATTCGCCGACTCCAGAACCCCAGATTCTTTCATAGTTCAACTTAGCGATCTGTTCGTCGCTGAATCCGCTCTGGATAAGGGCGGCGAAAGAAATAGGAGACTGCGCGAGTATTTCCTCAGTGGCATAACTCAATCCCATCAGCGAGTTTGCTTCCATCTTGATCTGTTCGAAGCTCATTTTACTGTCGGTGACTGTCGCGGTTTCCTCTCTGCGATAAACGCGGAAACCGCCGGAAATACTGTCGGAGTGATTCTTGTCGACGCGAGCATTCAGATATACGACACGGGACGCCATAGGGATCTTGCGCGTCATCATTCCGGTGTTCGCCTGAAGAGCGAGGCCGTCAACGGTCTGCACGCCGGGCATGAATGCCGGAGGTATTGTAAAGCCGCCGTCGGGGTTGCTGCTTGTTCTTGCTTCATCGCTGCCAACAGCATTGAAGAGAGGCTTGAGATTTTCAGGCATTTTATCAAGGCGCATGCCATTCTTGCCGGACTCGATAACGGCGTTGAAAAACTCGATGTGGTTTTTGAATCCGCGTTTCGGATCGTCTGTTTTCGCGTCCTTCACGGAAATGGAAACCATGTTGACAGCCGCTTCGAGATCTGACAGTTTTTTGTTCTGTTCGCCGAGTTTTCCTTCGAGCGAATTCTTTGTTTCTTCAACCGATTTAAGAGCGTCGCTCTTTATCGAGTTGACGGACTTTGCGAGATCCTTGAACTGGTTTTCAAGTTCGGGACTCATTGTTACAGGAACTGCGTCTGGCATTTTTGTAACTCCTTTGTTATAAGTTCATTTGCCATTTTTTGTATTTCTTCCGAATTCATTTCGTCAGCGTCGCGCTGATTTTCCGCGAGCTTCTTTTTAGCCGCAGACCGGGAAAGCCCTGCGTCGCGCAAAGCGTTTTCCTGAATTCGTTTTTTAAGACTGTTCTGGTGATTTTTAAATCCTTCCGGAAGTCCGGGAAGAATGTCGTCATCGAGATCAAAGACACATGCAGCTATCGTGGATTCCTCAAGCAGTTCATCAGCGAAGCCAAGCTCGACGGCCTTTTCTCCGTTCATCCATGTTTCCGAATTCATCATTGACGATATTGCAGCTTTATCTTTTCCGGTGCGTTCAACGAAAATATCCATGATCATTGAATTGAGGCTTTCAAGATGAGCAGCTTCTTTTTTCATGTCTTCAGCATCGCCGATTACCATTCCCCAGGCGTTGTGGATCATGAGCTCTGCCGATTTCGGCATATAGATTTTATTTCCGGCCATTGCGATAAAGGCGGCGGCGGACGCGGCCAGCCCGTCGATATAAACATTTATTTCAAGCTGCGACTGCTTGAGCGCGTTGTAAATGGTGAAACCGTCATGCACAAATCCGCCCGGACTGTTTATTCTGAGATCGAGAGACTTATGAGTCTTTTCAATATCGCGCAACTCGGATATAAACGATTTAGGCGTAACGCCTTCACCCGCCCAGAAATCAACGCCTATCTGGTCGTAGATAAATATTTCCGCCGTCTTTTCATCGACTTTTTTATTGACAGTGAACCACTGGCGCGGAGAGGAATAATTCTTAAATATTTTCTGGAAGTTCATCGTCTGAATCCTCTTTTGGTGTTGCTTTTTTCTGTTCTTCGTTTTCGCTCCTGGTGTTTGCCGATATCGTGTATTTATCGCCGCCCGGACGCTTGTTCAGCCCTTCGAGTGCGCGTATTTCATTAGGGTTCAACGCCCCCTTGTCGCTCATGGTATTGTAGTATGTTGTGCGCGAGGCTATGTCTGCACGCATCAAGGCTTTAGTATCAAAGTCGGGATATACGCGTCCCCATTCAGATTCAGGAATCAGAGACCGCTGTACCGCCTGTTCAATATTGGTCAGATACGGACTCAATGTATACGTGAGGAAGTCGCTGTTTTTCTGTTCAAGGGTTGACCAGCCCTGCGCCCGCTGCGTGTCGCCAATCATCGACGGAGGAACGCGGAAAATACCGCAAATATCTTCTTTCTGAAAACGTCTTGTTTCGAAATACTGTGCGTCCTCATTCGACATCTTGAGGCGTTCGAGGTGCGGTTTTTTGTCGAGGAAGCGAGGCATTCCATAATTTGACCCGGTGCTTGCGGCCATCCACATTTCTTTTAGGTTTCTGAGCGTCTCAGGGTCAAGCTTGTCTTCGTAGGTGACAACGAGCGGCGGAACGGCATCGTTCTGAAATGTACGAGCGCCATGTTCTTCGGCTGTCAGGGCAAGAGAAATGCTCTCTGCCGCATATTTTACAGGGGAGGCAGGATTAAGTCCGTCAAGCGTCCGGTAGTTCGCCCAGAAGAAATTTTCCTGCGGCGATTTATCGAACTGCAAATAGCTGTTCGGACCCCACTGTGCGATACCTGATACAAGGATTTTTCCGGTTGGTGAAAGTTCACGTGTTACAGTATCGGGATGGAGCGGT